TAGACTCAAACAAAGATTGATGTAACTGTGGCCGCGACTATTGATGCCACTCTGAAGGGCGCGTCGGCCAACAGCTACGTGACGCTGGCGGAAGCCAACACCTACTTTGAAACGGTGCCGGATTCGAGCACCTGGACGGACAAGACCGACGACCAGAAAAACCGCGCCATCATTTCCGCCACCCGCTGGATCGACGCACTGAGCTTTTACGGCAACCGTTGCACCGAAACCCAAGCGCTGAAGTGGCCCCGCGAGGACTACAAGGTTGACGGCATTGCCTTGGCTTGCACGTTGATCCCCGAGGGAATCAAAGTCGCCACTTACGAACTGGCTCGTGCTTTTGCCAACGACACCGACGCCATCACCGGCAGCACTGGCACGACCGGCCTGTATGACGAGGTTGAACTGGGCGAGCTGAAGGTCAAGTACAAGGACAGCTCCATGACCCCAGGCATGGTGAACAACGTCTTCGACCTCTACCCCTGGCTGCAGACCTACCTGGGTCCGTATTGCATGGGCGGCGCCACTAACTACGCGGTCCGCCTATTCCGGGGGTGACATGGGCCTAATCGACACTACCTTCGCCCCACTCCCCACAGCAATCCTTGCTGACTGGGGCCAAGACATCACGTACATCAAGACCACCACGCCCCGCACTTACGACCCCACGACTGGCGCCGTCACTGGCGACGACACGAATGTCACCGTAAAAGGCGTGATCATGCGCCTCAACCCGCGTGAATCTGAAGGGCTGTACCAAGCGACCGACGTGCGCGTCATTATTGGCACCAGCGAGCTCGGCACTTACTACCCGACCGAAGCCGACCGCATCCAGTACACGCAGGCTGGCGTCACCCGCGAAGCCAAGATTGTCGCCATCACCAGCTACCGAGGCGATAACCCCGTCATGCACACCTTGATCGTGAGGCCGCAGTAATGGCACGCGACATCAAATTTTTGGTGAAGGACATCGAGGAAGCGACGATAAACGCAGCCAGGACTGCTTGCGTTGAGATCATGAATGGGCTTGTTGAAGCCGGCCCTGGTTACAGCGGCGAGTTTTCGTCTGCTTGGTATGCAGTGGAGCAAGGGCAATCCCCCGGCAAACCACGTAGTAAGCAAGGTCTGTATAAGTACGATCTTCGCAACGTACCAAAAACTAAGTTCAAGTCCTCAGGCGTGTGGTTCCAAATTGTGAACGGCGCTGACCACGCTGCCGAAGCAATGGATCTTGTTGAGGGCAGATTTATTAGTCAACTTGACCAAGACAAATATCCAATTAAAGACCCTGTAGCTACGGGTAAGCGCACTGGCGCACGACGCGGTGAGGTCAGCTCGGGTGAAGGGTTTGCAATCAGTACGGCGCCTCTTGACTGGTGGCCCACATACAACGTGGGTGGCGCTTTAAGCAGGGATCTGACTCGTGGGGTACAACAGGGTTTTGGTAAAACCAGAGGGTCTAGATGAACTATCAAGCTATCCGCGCTGCCGTCGAAAACCCTTTGCTTTCCGCATTTAGCGGTTTAAGCCCTGCTGTTCCCGTTTATTTCGACAACATCACAGCTGTCCCACCCAACACAACCACTGAGTACGTCCGCGTCAATGTTACTTTCGGCATTACCAACGAGCCCACGCTGGTTAGCAGCGTCGATAACGCTCGTGGTGCAATTGTTATCCGTATTTTTACGGAAAAAGGACGCGGCCCTGCCCGCAACCAGACGCTTTTGACCACTGCCGTCAACGTGCTGGAAACACTGAACGACACTGCAAAAACCACTAGTGGCGTCTTCTTCCGTGTGGGAGAAATTAACGGCCCCACATTTTCCGCAACGGATGACGCGCCGCATTTTGTAGGTCGGATCGATACCTCTTACGTTGCGACTGTGCTGTCGTAGGTAATGCTTAGCAACAGGCGCTAACCTGTATTAAGCCGGGCAGTGCCCGCCCACAACGTCATCTTCGGTAAGCCAATGGCCACCACCGTATTGTCCGGCACGTCCGGCGCCCTCTACTACAAACCCGCTGGAACTACCGGTACTTTCGGTGAATCCGGCGTGGATACCGGTACCGACACCATCACGGTTGAGACCTATCTCAACCTAAAAGTCGGTGATCCTGTCCAGTTCAGCGTGATCAACAGCCAAACCGGCGGTTCTGGCACCGGCACCCTGCCCGCTGGCATTTCTCCCGCCACCACTTACTACGTGATTGGCTACACGGCCAGCACTGGTGCACTGCAAGTGTCTGCTACCGCAGGTGGTTCCACCGTAACCATCACCGACGACGGCACCGCCGCTGCTCCCAACGAGTTCCAAGTTGCATACGCCGCGTTTGCATCTGTCGGCCAAGTCCGCGACTGGAGCTTTGAGATTTCGCGTGCCGAAATCGACGTGACCACCATCGGTCAAACCCAAGGTCAGTACGTGCCCTTCCGCACCTACATCGCTGGTTTTGGCGACGGCACTGGCACCGCCACTGTTTACATGACCAACGAGAACGCCTCGATGTCCAACCGGATGATCGAAGACGTGCTCCAGCGTCAGCAGACCGGTGCTGCCTTCAAGCTGTACATCGACCGCGTGTATAGCGGCGGCAACGTCAGCGATAGCCTCAGCCGCTCGATCGAGTTCGACGCCACGCTGACTTCGGCCAGCATGAACGTCAACCCTGATGACGCACAATCTGTGACCGTCAACTTCCGCCCCGCTGCAACCCCCACCTTCGACTTCAGCACTTCTGCTTGATAGTCTGCCTACAGGGGACGAGCCCCGGCGAAAGCCGGGGTTTTTTATTTCTTCTAGTCCGCTACAGTAGAGCAAACCACAAACGGTTATGCCTGTTCCAGTCCGCGCCATTGATCGCCTCAAGAAGGCGGCCAACTTGGAGCCCGTAAAGAAAACTGTTGAGCTGTCTGATGGCAGCACGTTTGAAATGTGGGTGGCTCCCCTGACAATGGCTGAGCGCGAACGCGCCCAAAAACAAGCCAAGTCGGATGACGCCAACGCATTCGCACTTCAACTGCTGATTGCCAAGGCACTGGACGAATCCGGCAGCAAACTGTTTAACGCTGGTGAAGTTGATGTGCTCAAGAACGAAGTCAAGGACAAGGATTTGCAGGCTTTGATGCTGGCAATTCTTACCGACGACGCTGAGCCGATCGATCCAAAAAACTAGCCGCCGAACTTCGCAAAGACAATTGGATGATGCTCCAGTTTGGCGTCGCCAAAGAACTGGGGCTAAGTCTTACCGAAGTTCGTATGACCATGACAGCCGAGGAACTACTTGGCTGGAGCGCCTACTTCCAGATCCTCAACGAGGACCAGCAAAAGGAGCTCGAGAAAGCCAAGCGCCGCCGCTAACCCCGGCGGCTTTTTACGCCGTAGACTGCTTTTACGGATGAGGTTAAGTAGTGGCCACCTACGACGCAAATATCAATGTGCGCGTATCGGGCACACAGGCGGTTGACAGGGTATTCCAACGAGTCGAGCAATTAGAGAGCCTGGTCAGCTCTATTAATGCCAAACCCCTTGATTTGACTAAGCCTTTTGGTAGAGGAGAAACAGCGGATAGATTCGGAGTAGCGGCTACGGAACTCCAAAAATTAAAACAAGGGTTTATAAATTCTGAACGAGCTATAGAAGCTTTTAACAGTATATCTGGACGTAGTATTGCAAGTGTACGAACGCTAGCAGACGGGTTTAAATTTATAGCCGCTAACAGCGACGTAGCAACAAACCAGTTTAGAGAGTTTACGCTTGCCGCTACACAAGCCAGCGCAGCTGCGAATGTACTGGGTCGGCAACGCCTTCGGGTGTTAAACGAGGAGCTTACTGGTATAAATAATGCAGATAAGACTATCGGAGGCAGAGGAGTTGTCGGCTCGATTATTTCCTCCGGGCAAGAGGTAACGAACAGTATTGCAGCATTAGGTGCATACAAAAGTGAACTAGAAGATACGCTACGACTTGTCGAAATTGGTAGTAATGAGTTTCGCGCTCTAGAAGAAGCTATTGCTGGCGTTGAGCAACGTTTAAGTACAGCACAGTTAAGGGGTCAGACAAGCGTAATCACCCCAGCTTCTGGACCTGCGACACAGTTAGACACCGTTGCCGCGTACCAAAAACGGGCAAGCTACGCACAGCAAGTTGCTGACCAGGAATACAAGCAGCTTATTACAGGACAACAAATTGTCCAAGCAAAACTCAAAGAAAATCAAGTTGAAGATCTACAGAATCGGCTTGCTCAAGCCAGCAATGCTTTAGCCGAAGACGATTTAGCACTTGCAAAACGGTTAACCAACGAACTTCGCGCACAGCGAATTGTCTACGAGCGAAAGAATAGAGAGCAGGAAAAGCTGATGCGTCCCACGTCGATGACGGCTGGGGCAGCAGAAAGTATTACAGGTCGTCGCCCTTACGGCCAAGCACCTGTACCCGGATCACCAGCCGCTTGGATGGCTACGGGAGGCGTTCAACAAGCTGAGCAAGTCACAAAACAACTTGATAGTCAAGTACAACTTAAAAAACGTCTAAACAATCTTACGGCATCTGCCGAATTGTTGGAGCAAAAAGCTTTGCAGTACAAAGCACAGGGCGTTTCTGTAGACAGCAATATCGCATCAATTCAAGCAGCGGTTGTACAACTAAAAGACACCAGTCTTGATCTGACTAAAGCACAGCTAGATGTGCTGGACGATTTACTTAACGGTTTGCGTAATGAGCTGTTGTTACGCAAGGCAATAGCCAAGACCCAAAGCACGCAAGCCAAACCAGGCGCAGGCGCAGGCGCCAAGGGTAAAAAAGCTACTAGTGAAGGTACAAAAACTTTAGCTAACGTCGCGCTAGGCGCCGGCTTCCCGCTGTTGTTTGGTGGGGGCCCTGGCGCTGTATTAGGCGGTGCCGTCGGCGGCTTTGCTCCTACTCCTATAGCTTTTGCAGCACAAATCTTTTTAAGTGCTATTGGTCAAGCTGTAGATAAATTTGGTACAGCGGCAATTGAAACAGGAAAAGCAGTCAGTACTCTTAGTACAGCTATCGAATACATGAGCGAGAAAGCCTTGTTTGCTTCTCGTCAGCAAGCGTTTACCGCAAAACAACTAGAAGCTTATGGAAGATACTCTCTTGCCGCAGAAATTGCTCAACAACGCCTTAACAATATTATCGGCGTAGACGGAGTCAAAAGTCTTCAAAAATTAGCTTCTGAAACAGACAAATTAAGCAGAGCTTGGGCTGAATTTTCTGTAAGCCTTCAGAGCGCATTTACCGGCGTACTTATTCCCGCTATTAAATTTCTTAATTCTTTAATAAGCGGTCCTAAGGAGACAAAACAAGGTTTAAACAGTTCGGAACCCTATGTCGGTCGGGCATCTTTATTAGGAGGCCCGATTCCACGCACACAGCAGCAGCCGGCTGCTCCAATCAGCTTAAGTAATGAACAAATTGCAAAACAGATAGAATCCGCGCAAAAATTGTACGTGGAGCTAGCAAACCTTGAACGAGATTTAAACAATAAAAAACGCCAATACGCAGAGCAGTATTTTGATATGTCATTGGCGCTTACACGTAAGCAATATGATCTAACTGAGCAACTACAACGTAAAGCTATAGATACTCAAATTAATGCTCTTAGAGAAGAGTTAAAAATATTAAAAGCCCAAGCCGATATCCAGGTTGAGATTGCCCGCAACGCAGCGGAAGCAAGACGACTTAGCGCCGCACCGGGAACAAGTTTTGAGGCAAATTTACGTAGTGCAATAGAAGAGTACGGCATTCGCAGACAAGAAATCGAGAACGAGTCTGCTGATCGAGAGCGGCAATTTAAACTTGAAATGCTTCGGCTAGACGTTGAAAACGAAAGGTACAAATTAGACGTAGCCAAAGATATTGCAAGAACAAATTTTGATAGTCAGATTAAAATTGCGCGTATTAATGAGGAAATTAATCGACAAAATGAAGAAATAAGCCGTAAAAATTATGCTAGAAGAGCAGACATTCTTTCAGCAGAGCTTGCTATCTTACGATCACAAACAATACAACTTGCCGCGCAGGCAGATGCCGCACTAACACAAAGTGATTTATCACAAGACGCTATAGATTATTTCACCACTTTAAGAGATGGACTTGCCACCTCATTAAAAGCAACTACACAACTACAAGCCAAAAAAGAAGCAGGCACTTTATTTAACATTCCTGAAGCGCTTCCGCAATTAGGTCCACTTCCTGCACTAGAAGCCGATATGCGAGGACTTATTGCAGCTGAGGACTCACTACGTAGGCGAATTAAAAATTATGAAAAATTGCTAGATGTTCAAGGTAAACTTACCAAAGAAGACAAAGCCCGTTTAGAGCTGCTTAGTGCTTTAGAACAAGCGTATGTTGCACCACTTGAGAATATTATTAAGTCGCAACAAGATACTCTTAAGTACCAAAAACAATATACGCAGGAGATTGAAACCGGTTCGATTACAGCGCTTGCTGAAGAGCGCGCCCAGATAGAAGCTTTGTATGAGCCGACAGTAGCGCTGTTTGAACTTGAAATAAGTCGTCTTAAAATTAAACAAGCGGGTTTAGGGTTAACAGAAAAAGAAGAAGAAACATTAAATGCATTACAAACAACATACGAACGTGTTAACGCTTCTGCAGCAGCTGCCCTCGCTCTAGCTAATCAACAGCAAAGCCCCAGTGCACGTTTACAAGCGGCTATTACGCAGGTTCAAGGCGAATTAAATAATTTGAAAGATCCTGTAAATGCAGC